CAACTTCTAGTTACGAAATACCTATGTGGCGAGCCGTTGCTAACTAATAACTTTGGCATTAAAACTAATCAACAAGGTTTACCTTGCTGTTTAGGGCCATTGTTAGAGTTAGTACATGGCGAGACGAAACACTTAAGACTATTGATGACTCTTTTGAAGTTATCAAGAACCCTAAAGGGAACGTCTAAACCAGATCTGAGTGCAATAGTAACACAGAAGGAGTATTCCTTTAATGAAAAGGACCTACTTCATGATACTATATGCGACTTAGAAATCGGATTAGATACACTAATGTGACGGGAACCGCATATAACCACTAAATCAGGTCCAAATGGGCAAGCTTTAGTTACTTCCGTATATGATCTCAGCATCTTACCACCGACTCTATATAAAAATATAGTTACCGTCGGTGGCTCGATGTTAGAGGCGTATATGGGAGACATAAAGGAGAATTTAGACATGGATAAGTGAAACACCAAGTACTCAGTTACCGCTAAGGGTAACTTGAGGAAACTCAGTGTTGTCAATGATCCAGATGCTAAATCTCGTATTATAGGAATCCTTGATTATTGATCCCAAACAGCTCTTAAACCACTCCATGATGAATTACTAAAAATCATCAAGGATAAGTTTAGGGCTGATTGTACCTATAACCAAGGGTTATTCTTAAAATACCTCCCCCACATGGTAGGGCCGTACTACTCCCTAGATCTAAAGAATGCCACAGACTCCTTCTCGATTTTATTCCAGAAGGAAGTCCTAAGCTTCATTAAGTCAGAGGATTATAGTGAAGCCTGAGCTGATATAATGGTTGGATACCCGTTCAAGAATATAGACCCAGCTGGAGATCCTGTTTATTATAAACAAGGTCAACCAATGGGAGCCTATAGTTCTTGACCCATGTTCAGTTTATGTCATCATCTTATTGTGCAAATGGCTGCAAAGAAGGCTAACAAAACCTTACCTTGAAACCAATATGCCCTATTAGGTGATGATATCGTCCTAACTGACGCGACTGTTGTCGAGCATTATCGACAACTTATCAAATCGGTTGGAGGATCGTTCAGCGAAGTCAAGAGTCATACGAGTTTACACTCATATGAACTTGCCAAACGTTGAATAGTAAACGGAACTGAGATTACGGGTGCTCCACTGAGAGCATTCTTAACAAAAGAGAAGTACTCTTTCCTTACGGAAAAAGTATCTGAACTGATGACAAGATGAGGCTACATGGAGAGGTTCCCAATAACCGTTGGTCCCTTGAAGGACTTATACTGTATTCTTCACCCAAGTGACCTAGCGGCCAAATGGGCAGAGAAAGGGTATATGTATTGACTTCTTCCGAAGAAGCAAGACAGCCTACAGCTAGCGGAGCACAAGATTGAAACCTTGAGCGTCCGGACGCTGAGTGACTGTATTGGGTGTAATAAGAAAGGACCTGGTTTTCATAAAGAATTATGGGACCAGATCATCTCTGTTATCACCATTGAGTCAATAGACAAGGGGATTCGAACCAGTTTTGATAACATTAGGACATTTATCATGTCAAATGATTTCAAGGGGTTCAAATCAGGATCGTCTCAAATGCCGGACGATGACTTCATTAAACTTATT